TATCTCTATATGCGTCACTGCCGAACAATCCTCTCCTGATCTTCGTATATCAATATGCCATTTAACTCTAAGATAGCCTCGTACAGATCAATAAGCAATACCGCAGCCTCAAACTGCTCCTGATGGCTTTCGCCCTCTACAACGCTTCTCCGCAGCGCTGAGAGATGACCTAGCATTGCGTGTTGGTCTGGGGTCAGTGTGTGTGGCACGGTAACTGCTCCGCAGGTATATTATGTAGTAACAAGAGGCGCGGTAATTCTGGGAGGGTGGGGGGTCTGTATCGCCAAAAATGCGGCAAACTACAGCAAATACGGCGTTTTGTTAACATAATATGTATTATGCGAAAACGTTTTGCTCTTCACGCGCGTAGCTCGGTCGCTCAGGATGTTGGCTAGTGCTTTCAATGCAAGACCTCTTCATCCTCGTGTGCACTCACAGCGGTATCCCCTCCGCTCCATGAAATCGTGAAGGTCTGAGCTTGCGGTTGATCTTCTTTCTTGTCACGTATTCCGAATGGTTGGTTTCTTGCTGTTGTCCATTTCAGCGTGTCAATCTCTAAACGCCGTCTATTTACCTCAGCATTAAGAAACCGCACATCACCTTCCGGCAATGGCTCCATTGCAAGCCCATTGATTTTATCCGCGTAAAACTCAGCTTGAAGAATACGCCCTTTGCGATAGAGCGACCACAATTCTTCATCAGCTGCAACCGCCCTGGTTACAGCCCGGTAGCTTGGCATTGACTTGTCCTTGGTAATATCAACCAAGGTTTCACCATTAGCTAAACGATCAACTATCTTTTCCATAACGACTGTATTTACGCTTCGTCTACTCAAATCAATTTCCTTCAAAAAGGCCCGGACCTAAGTCCGAGCTAGTTATTGAGGCATACAAAGTTAACAGGCAAGAACTTTGTATATTTCATATATAGATCATAACGCCACCTAACACAATAAATAATTACTATTGACACTTTGTGACACTTGTGTATTATGAAGGCATAACAACAAAGAGGTATACGGAGGAACAAATGCCTAGAATGGATAAACTTAGTAACTACGCTACTACATGGTGGAACAAAGATAGTAGCGGCGGTGTAACATATCACCAAACACAGATTGTTGCATGGAATGACAACAAGGTTACTCTTAACACTGATGGATGGGAAACCGTCACAACTAAGCGCAAAATGAACCAAGCCTCTAATCAATTCGCATTGCGTTTTGATGTATGGCAAGAAAATTTTGAATGGTTCGTAAATCTACCGAATGGTGAGGTTGTCAAATATTATGACGGTATCACCTTTGAAATCTTTGGTGGTGGTGTCGTACAATGACAATTTCAGAACTAATCACAATCATCAAAAACATCAAACTTAGTGACGTTGCCATATGCGTTTTAATTTTTGCAATGGTTATCGCATGGCAATTCATAGCACCATAGGAGGGCAAACAATGAAAACAGGAATAAACATAATTTACAAAAAGTATCAGCATCTTATTGATAGCGTTCAAGATGAGCCTTGGGGCGTTGGTGTTTACCTTAAACGTCCTTGGATTTTTGACGGATCAAATGCTTCATGTACATACTTTGACTTTGATCATTACGCTTATGAGGATGTGCCGTCTGAAAAAGTGCGTAACAAGGCAATCAGGGATTTAAATGCTTGTATCCGTGATGAAGCAACAGAGATTGATCCTGACGAATGGGATGAGGGGTAAACTAATGCAAATTACAATAAGCTATTACGATTTAATAGAGGCAATACAAAGTCATTTAGAAACTAAAAACATTTGTATTGATTTAGAAGATGATTGTTCTGAAATAGATATAACAATCAATCAACCCAACTTTGAACCTAAAAAGCACAAGAACGGTCGCGTTGTCAAAGACGAAGACGGACATACAGTTTTTGAATACAAAGGTTCTAAGGAAAAACATTACGCATTGGGTGACAATGACGAAATCAGCATATTTTTAGAGTAAAGATCACAACATTGTAGGATTAGGAGACTAACAATGAACAACAGCGTAACTATTCAAGAAATTGACTTGCGTGTTATTGACAAAGTAAAACGTGATGCAAAAGAAAAAGGTCTTGTGCCGATAAGTTACAAACTTAAATTTAAAGACGTAACTTGGTATGTTGACGTTAAGTGTTATGCAACTAACAATGACGCAGTACAAAGACCAGTGTTAATTGCAAAATACGTTTACAACGGCGAAGATCTTAAAATGCGTTTAGTAACAGACAATTTATTGGAGCATTATAATTATGAAATGGCTTGACCTTATCGGTGACTTTATCGGAGCAGTAGCAGTGTTTGCTGCTCCGTGTATGTTATTTTTTATCTTGTGGGCTTTGCAATAAGGTAAACAAATGAAAGACAGAGTTAAATTACCCCTGAGTGCTTTTGTACCTGATACAGACGAGCTTATAAAACAATATAATTGGTTGGTAGAAAACCATGTAAACAATGGAAACCCTATTGATGAAGCAGAGGGCATAGAACGGTTACTTCGTATTTTACTAGATGAATTAGACGTACCACCTTACAAATACAATAATCTAATATGGCACAATGCACACATACCATGAGAGCCACGGAGAAGCGCCCCAGAGGGCGCTTTTCTTTTTTCCTAACCCTTACCCCTCTAAACTACGTTCTAGCCATTTCTCAAGCTTGTCCGCGAGTGCTACACGCTGCATAGGGTCTGACATAGTGAACTCTTGAGACACTTCTATAAAATTTTCTGTAGATAGCATAGGTCTTAGTCTACGTAGTATTTTCTCGATACGCCACGCCAAGGGATCATTCTGTCGCTTTGCTTTGCCCTCTTTGTACCGAGGCTGCATCCTGGTCAACGTCTTAGTCAACGTGGGCAAAACCGAATCACCCGGCTGCTGTATTACAGTGTCTGTGATTACACTGTCTGTCTGTATTACAGTGCTATTACTATGTATATTATTAGTAGTTTCAGTGTATACACTGTGATTAGCACTGTATTCACTTACACTGTAATCACTATCTCGGTCTGTAGACCTCGCGTTAGCGTACTTACGTATTGGCATTTGTCAACCCCCTATTTTCAGAGTAGGTCAACGTAGGATTATTCACTATCTACAACAGTAAATCCACTGCCTCCACACTCCTCACAACAGCGCCTCTCTTCTTTGAGAAAGCCACCATTGTAATAGTCTACGTGGGGTACTTCTGCCAAGTAAAAACCATCGCCATCACAATACTTACAATCCTCAGTTTGAACCTCATACTTTGTACCATTCGATAGCTGATAAACTATAGTCATTTAATCCTCCACTTTATACATGACTTACCCCATTTAGTTTTACCACGCTCACCACTGTCAATCACCTTGTCCTCGTTCTGTAGCTCCGATAAACGTGGCTGCACCGAGCCGTATGGTACGTTCAATAGCTCCGCTATATCTTCCGTTGACAATGATACTGATGTTTTCTCAAGCAATTGATACACTCGATCACGTATCGTTAGCTTGCCTTTAAAGTTACTGTTAGCCGCAGCTTTGCTTGTGTCGGTCTTTTGATAACCTACGCCTGTTTCTGTGTATGGCATTTATTCCTCCGTTGTTTTTTTCCAGCCAATCCATTCTAAGAATGTTTCATATGTTTCAATCGGCAGCACAACCAATGTGCGCCCCCGGTCTTTACGGACAAATAGCATATCGCTACGGTCCTGATCCAAAGCATCATACAAATCCTGGTATGCTCTGGCTCTTCGCTTGCACTCAGCAAGCAAAGCCTGTTGTGGGCCGATCTTCAAATCACCCGAATAATTCCCTTTGACAGCTCCTGACAACGGAATACGCTCCGCTTCTACACCCCACGATTTATGTAGGTTTACTATCTCGCGCTCAAAATTTGCGCCCTTGTCCCTGCTCGCCTTGCCACCCATAAATCACCTGTAAAAATCATTGGGCGTAACTTGCCCCATCGTCGCATCTTGTATTAAATTCATATACTTAGCAGATGGTATCTTGTAATCCTTGTGGTCGATAGGCAAACACCAACGCCGCACCACGGTAGCATGTGGAGCACCTACTTTTTCTGCAAGCTGCTTCAATGTCATCTTTGCGTTTTTACGATATTCTTCTAATTTCATCTATAAAACCCCTTGACTATATTTGACATATCGTGCATCTTTAACACAAAATGTCAAGAGGTATAACAAATGGGCATACGAAAAACAGACTGGGCTGATAGGTTCAATTACAAGTGGCACAGCAATCCGAGCACACCTGATGCCTGGACATTCTTTGATAAGTCAGTGCTGCGCCCAATGCGAGATAAAGCGTGGGCAATACTACGCGGTGACATTGAGGGCGATCAGGGTTGGGCAAGGAAAGTATTGTACGACAGTGCTTACTACAAAGACCCACAAGGCAAAACACAATACAGCGACAACACAAACATGGTCAGTGGACGAGCCGTACAAGTCTATACAGATATGTTGCTCGTCGAAGATGCAAACGTAACAGAAGCCTACGGTGAAGCAATCAATATGCTACACGGATACGAGCCACCCTATTGGCACGACCACGATGTAGACAAGGCTGTGTTAGCTCACAGAGAAAACATTTGCTATGATGCTGAAGGTAAGAAATCCAAAGAACCTACAATGGCTGAGTTTTCTTTGGTCTGTGAAAACGCGGCTAGTGGCATACGTGAGGCAATGTCAGGAGCCAACCGTATTGTTGGAGAAATAGATCTCTACGGTAACATACCGCACTGTGAACTACCGTACTTTGGAAAACCAGATTACGGAGAGGGGCGTGTAGAGCTAAAGACACAGTGGGATCAGCAAGCACATACGGACAGCCCACGAGCAAACTCATTGCCCAAGAAAATCAAAGCACCGCATATGACACAGCTTGCCGGGTATTGGTATTTGTCAAAGATAGTGCCTAAGATTGTCTATGCCAATCGGTTAGGCTACGTAGTTTTACAGCCTACAGAACAAGAGTTAGAACATGCGTTGCACGATATATCGGTTGCTTGCAGACGCAGAGAAAAATTAATGAAAGTTGCAGATGATGTAGTTGATCTGCTTAATTTAACTGATCCGCATTTTGCAGACAGTTTTGTGTGGCGTGATTTAGCGCCTGAGTTTTTTATGATGGCGAAAGGATTGTTTGGTAAAAGATGACAGATTTAATTAAAGCAATGGCTGAGGTAAATGACCTCAACCGTACTCACGGTGTTACGCAACGTGGTGGTAAAAAGTACACAGAAGTATTTGTACGTGTTGAAGCTTTTCGGAAAGCTTTTGGTACTGATATGGGCATTGAAACAAATATCGTTGATGACAATGGACAACGTGTTATAGTGCAAGCCTTCATTAAGAACAAAGACGGAATGATAATCGGTAGTGGGTACGCTGAAGAAATAAGAGGATCTTCAAACGTAAACAAAACAAGCGCCATAGAGAACTGTGAAACCTCAGCGATAGGTAGAGCCTTAGCATCCATTGGGCTACACGGTGGTAGCTATGCTTCAGCCAATGAGCTTGTTGCAGCCAAGAGAAAAGAACAGGCGATAGATGAAACGCAAGCACAGACAAACGGTATGCCACAGAACCAAGGTGAATGGGTGGCATGGTGCAAAGACCTCACCGAACAATATCAGGCGGCAAAGTCCAAACGAGAGCTTGCCGACGTTGATAGAAAGACTGATGATGCTTGGTTAGACGAGCTTAAAAATCAGTATCCACAATTATTTCAAAGGCTAGTGCAAAGATTAACAGAAAAGGAGAATAGCTTTGAGCAATAGACCAACACTAGGAGTAAAG